GCTTGTTTGCTCCAGAAGAAAAAGCAGGACGCCGTCTTTTAGTTTTATCCTGTAGTGATACTAAGTGTCCAGATGTTGGGGACAAGGAAGCGATTGACCGTTATCTGGGTCCTGTGTTTCAAAGCTTAAAGTCTATGGGAACTCCTGCGGATGTTGATGTAGCGATAATGTCTGCCAAGCATGGACTGATAAGGGCTGATACTCCTATACAAAATTATAACGACAAGATGAGCCCTAAGAAGGCGGATATGTTTAAGCAAGATGCTGGTCAGATGGACAGGATCAAAAACACGTTAGACGGATATGATAATGTTATTGTTCAGGGTGGTAAGGATTACAAAGATGTAATACGAGCTGCAGCGGGTGATGCAAAGATCACGGAGGTACCGGGTGGTCGAGGTATTGGAGATCAGAGAAAGTCAATGAAGGAGGCTATAGCTTTTGGTAAGATAGATACTCCTGTGTATCATTATTCTAAAAACACAGACCCTGGATTTAGTAAGTTTAGTGAGTCTAATAGGTCTTGGTTTGACTTAGGTCCTCATGTAGGATCCACACCTCGATCGTCTCAAGATAGGTTTATAGATGAAGTATTTGGTGTTGGCACGCGAAAACAGATAAGAGACACTATGGCCAAAACAGGTCAAAGTAGGGAAGAGGTTTTAAAAACTTTGAAGCTTCCGCCGGTAGATGGGAATGTAGGTTATGATGCGGTGACCAATAGACCTATACCAAAAAACACGTTAGGTGGATCTATTCCGTTAAAAGCGGATTTGAGCAAACCTTTTGAAAACCCTAGAACGGGAAAACCTTTTACAGAAGCTTCTTTGAATGATTATCAAGCGGAACAATATAGCATTCATAAAGGAGAGCGTTACACAGCTGATGATATTTTATCAGAAGACCCTAGAGTTGATATACAAGATGTCAAAATGTTCTTGAGGGCCCATTCTAAATCGTTAGCAGCGGAAGGATACACTCATATACCTTATGAGAATGCGGTAGAGGGTGTAGGAGATTTAAGTTACGTTATGTTAGTGGACAGACCTAAAGGCAGCACTAAGGTTTTACAAAGTCCTGCGGCTAAAAAAGATCCTAAAAAGTTTGATGATTCAGACTTTATGATGGAGGACGGCGGCGTAGTAAGTTTGAAAGACAAAGCGGTCAACATGAACCGCGGCCCACGGGGCATTGAATATTATATGCAATCTGTGGTATAGTACCTAAAAGGAGAATTACATGGCAAGAGAACCGATAGGCAGCATGGTAGAAAACATACCGTCTCAGTTAGACGAAGAGGACTTAGCTGCTGAAGTAGAAGTGGAAATGCCTGACAGTCTCGATATGGGTCCTATCCCAGAGAATGTAGAAATTATGGAAGAAGATGATGGAAGTGTTATCGTTGATTTTGAGCCACAGGATCAACGAGGCACGACTGAAGATTTTTCTGCCAACTTAGCTGAAGAGATGCCTGATGGGTTACTGGGTAGGATAGCCAGTGAACTTGTGGGTGAGTTTGATGAAAACAAGAGTGGTAGACAGGAGTGGGAAGATGCTTTCGCTAACGGTTTGGAGTTACTTGGATTTAGCTATGAAGAACGATCACAACCGTTCAGGGGCGCGAGCGGTGTCACGCACCCGTTACTTGCCGAATCCGCCACACAGTTCCAAGCCCAAGCCTTCAATGAGTTGTTGCCACCCACTGGACCCGTGCGAACTACCGTGCTTGGGTCGAGCACTCCTGAAAAAGAAGATCAAGCCCAGCGAGTAAAGGAGTTTATGAACTACTACATAACCTGTGAGATGGAGGAGTATACGCCTGAATTAGATCAGATGTTATTCTTTTTGCCACTAGCGGGTAGTACGTTCAAGAAGGTGTATTATGATGAGAACTTGGATCGAGCTGTAAGTAAGTTTGTTCCGGCAGAGAATTTAATTGTACCGTATAACACTAGCGGATTAGAGACGTGTCCTAATATTACGCAAGTTTTAAAGATGAGCTTAAATGATTTAAGAAAGAGGCAGGTATCTGGTTTTTACAGGGACATTCCTGTTATTCCGGCTCAGAGCGAATCAGGTAGTTTAAGTGATGAGATAGAGAGAATTGATGGAATGTATCCGTCACAGATTGATTATGACTGCACATTACTGGAATGTCATGTAGATCTGGATTTAGAAGGATATGAAGAAGTTGGAGAAGATGGAGAGCCTACTGGTATAAAGATACCGTATGTTGTGACAATATCACAGGATAATGGCCAGATTCTGTCGATTCGCAGGAACTACAGGGAAGATGACGAGAAGAAGGCTAAGATACAATATTTTGTACATTACAAGTTTCTTCCAGGCTTTGGTTTCTATGGATTAGGTTTGATACATACTATAGGTGGTTTATCGCGAACCGCGACTTCTGCTTTGAGGCAGTTGATTGATGCTGGTACGTTATCTAATCTTCCAGCAGGATTTAAGGCCCGCGGCCTACGGATCAGGGATGATGACGAGCCGTTACAGCCGGGAGAGTTTAGAGACGTAGATGCTCCGGGTGGTGATATAAAAGCGAGTTTGATGTCGTTACCGTTCAAGGGACCGGACCAGACTTTGATGGCCTTGTTAGGGTTTGTAGTTGATGCGGGACAGCGATTCGCTACCATAACGGACTTGAAAGTAGGCGATGGAAATCAAAATGCAGCTGTAGGTACTACTATAGCAATGTTGGAACAGGGCTCACGGGTCATGTCTGCGGTGCATAAAAGATTACATTATGCGATGAAACTGGAGTTCAAGCTGTTATCTAAAGTTATGTCTGAGTTTTTACCTGACGAGTATCCGTATAGTATCACGGGTGTTGACGGGAGTATTAGAAGAGCTGACTTTGATAATAGGGTGGATGTATTACCTGTATCTAATCCGAATGTATTTAGTCAGGCTCAGAGAATATCTTTGGCGCAGACCAAAATGCAGTTAGCTACGTCAGCTCCTGATATGCACAACATGTACGAAGTGTTTAGGGACATGTATGAGGCGTTGGGCGTAAGAGATATAGACAGGGTCTTGAAGAGAACTCCAGAGCCGGAGGCGATACCAAAGGATCCTGCTCAGGAAAACATAGATGTTCTGGATCAGATCCAGCTTACTGTTTTTGAAGGTCAGTCCCATGAGGCCCATATAATGGCTCACATGGTTTTTGGATCTACACCTCTTGTGGCTCAATCACCTCCTATGGCGGTAGCTTTACAGAAGCACATAATGGAGCACGTTAAGATTGGAGCTCGTGAAAGAGCTGCGGTTGATTTGATCCAAGCTGGCGGTGGTCAGGCTATTTCTGAAGAGCAGATGATTGATATGGAAGCCAAGACAGCTCAGTATGTTGCAGAAGGCATGTCGCAGCTGAAAGCACTAAGCGGACAACTAAGCGGCGCGGGTCAGCCTGATCCTCTTGTAAAGTTAAAAGAACAGGAGCTACAGTTGAAAGCGCAGGCTGAACAGAATGATTCTCAGGTAGACAAAGCTAAACTTGGACTAGAAGAGAAGAAGGTCGAGCAGCGCGGAGAGCAGTTTGATAAACGAATACAGAGCTCTGAGAATATAGCGCAGGCTAGGATTGATTCCTCTCTACAACGTGAATTAATGAAACAACAAAACAACCAAGGAGGTCAAGGTGGCTAAAGCAGGTGACAACAGAAAAGAGAAGGATTTAAGAAAAGAGTTCTTTGACGGACCAGCCTCAGACTCTATGAGCTTCGAGCAGTTCTTAATAAGAGAAGGTCACGGAGATAAAGTCAAAGCTAAGAAGATGAAGGATGGCGGGGAAGTCTTTGCACCTAATTCTGACTATTACAACGAGTTCTTGTAAAAGTGACGGCCTTCATATTAGTTTGTTATTTAGGCCTTAAATTAGAAGGCGGTATATATTTTAAAGATGTTAACCATTGTCTCTTGTATAAAGATAAATTGCATAATCAAATTGTTATGAAAGGCACAGAAGAACAAACATATCAATGTATGTGCAAACTTATACCTAAGATAGATCCTAGTACAGTACAGGTGTATTAATGACGGATGAAAAAAAGAAATTAATAAACTTAGATCTAAGTAACAATTCGTTCGAGCTGTCACTTAGAATACTAGGTAATGAGTTTGTTGCAATTAAGATTGGCTCTACAAACTTCAGTGGTAAATTAATAGCAGGAGGTATTTTGTTATTATTCTTTACTTTAGTTTTGTTGGAAGGTTTTGGATTAAATGAGATTTTAATACAATGAATTTTGAAACTTTTTTAAGATGGAAAATTTTACCAAGATTTATGATGCTTGCTAGTACGATTATGTCTTGGAGATGCGCTGAATGGTTTATGGATTTACCTGAACCTACAATGCAGCAATCAGCTTTTGTATCCGTTGTTATGGGTGTAATGACAGGTATCTTTGGCATATGGATGGGACACGAACATAAGGGAGAAAGTAATGTTAACAGCACTGATAGGTCCAGTAAGTAACTTACTCGGTAAGTTTATAGAGGACAAAGACATGAAGAACAAGTTGGCACATGAAGTGGCAACTATGGCAGAGAATCACGCACAAGAATTAGCTAAAGGTCAACTAGCTATAAATCAAACAGAAGCAAAGCATAGATCGATCTTTG